GCCCGAGCCGCAGCAGCAGGCCATCCTCCAGCGATCCCAAATACATCAGCAAGTTATGCAACAAGAACAGCAACAGGCGATGATGGCGGCACAAGCCGCCAAAGGCGCTCCCGATCAAGCAGCAAACGCTATTGCTCAAACAGGAGCAATGGGCGCTGCTGCTCCTACTCAACAATAGGAGAAAATCATGGCTGAAAACGAAGAGCAGGCTACTGCCGTAGAGCAGGCTCCTGCGGCTATCGTCGAGCCTGAAGCCGTAGATGACAGCGTCTTTGATGATTTGTATCAACAGTCGATGGTCCCTACGGCGATTGAGCCGCAAGCCGAACAAGCGGTAGAGACTCCACCGGTGCCGGAAGCTCCCGTAGTAGAGCAACCGACAAGCGAAACGGAGGCTTTGCGCCGTGAGGTAGACCAGCTCAAAGGGGTGCTGACTACGCTAGCTCAGCACGCTAACAACAACACGCAACAAGCTCCTGCACAACCTGCTGCACCCGATGCAAGTGCTCAGATGTCAGAAGTTTTAAAGCGTGAGTTTCCCGAAGCGGACGATCAGGCCATCCAGCGCCTTAACAACGTCTTTACTGAAGCCTCAAAAATGCAGGTGCAACAGGCAGTACAGCCTTTGAACCAGCAGCTGGCAGCCGTCACTCAGGCGGTTACGCAACAGCAAAATGAGGCAACAAAGACGCAATATACAAAGGAACTGGAGTCCTTAGCTGACCAAGCAGGCATTGGCGATGCCTATGAACGCGACCTCATGCTTTCTGCTATTGCTTCTAAGGGCATGCAAAGGTATGGGCAGCAGTTTAACATGGATCACGCCAAAGCCCTCTTCCGCGAACTCAACAACCAGCGCGTTCGTTCTCGTCACGAAGCTAACCAGCAGTACGTGGCAGATAAGACGCAAGAAACCCAAGAGACGCCGCCGTTGCAGACGGGTCAAAGCGGCGCTACGGCAACTGAATCTATTCAAAACGCTATACGTGACCCCAATAACAAAACTATGGATTTCCGTGGTCAAGGTTTGGAGGACACGGTAAAGCGTTTTTTAGAAGCAGGTGATCGTGCCGCTGGATCTCTATTCAACGAGCAGCGCCGCTAAGAGAGATAAATCATGGCTGCTCAGTATTATACTACCTCCAGCAACACCGGCTTTAATGCCGCGCTGAAGGAGTTTTACCTACCCCGCTTTCTGTCTACGATCAACGAAGACAGAGTCCTTATGTCGCGCCTTGAACGCGACACGTCTAAAACGGATGTTTCAGGTCGCCACGCTCGCGTCCCGGTCAACAT